GAAGAAGATTTAGAGTTAAAGAATTCAATATTCTTCTGTTTTCGATTATTAAACTTAATCCAAAAGTTATTTGAATATTTCCTAAAACCTAAATTCTTTTTCCTTCCAGCAATACCTTCTTTTCTTTTATAGTCAACCCAAGCTTTAAGCCTAACCTTTACTGGTACTTTACTAACAGGTCCAGCCAGTGCTTTACTTCTTTGCTCTCTTAGTTGTTCTAGCTCAAGTCTACCCGTCTCTTTTACAGTTTTTCGTTGAAGTCCCTCAGTAATACCCTCCTTAGTCCCTTGTTTTATACTTTGTATAATTTCTGGTTTAGCTTTATTAATTTCGTTTTCAATAGTTAAATTAATTTTTGGAGCCATGGTTTCAATACCTTCTTTCGCCCCTTTTTGAAAACCTCTTTCAGCGGCTTTCTCAACAGATACTTGAATCTCTGGTATTTTACTAAGAACCTCAGGTTTAACTTTTCCTATTTCATCTTGTATTACTTGTTTAATTTCAGGGGTTACTTTAACAACCCCTTCTTTAGCACCTTTCTCAAAACCTTCTCTAGCAGCTTTTTCTATGGAAGTCATAAGTTTCTTTTTTCCTAAAAGTAAACCCGCACCTGTTACGGCGCTCGCCCCAGCCACAGTTAAAGCTTCTATTCCATGATGTTTCCAATAGTTTTTTAAACCTCTACTTATTTGTTGTCTATGTTTAATAGAAAGAGGTTTTCTTCGTTTATACATAGTGTCAAATTACTTACGACCTTCATGAGAGTACTTTGTATCGATAGGATTAATCCAACTATAACGTCCCTTTCGACCACCCCCGTAGTTTCCTACAAGTCGCATCGGATTAGAACCAGTTTTTTCAATAGGGATTAGAGTAGTTTTCCCTGTAGGAGGGACAGATACACCTCTATCAGGTCCATGATAAGTAACGTTAAATCTTTCTTTTGCTTTTTGTTTCGTATCTTTATATTTATCAATACCTGAACGTTGTGCAGTAGTAGTCTGATAAACTTCAGTTTGTTTACGAGGAGTTTCTTCTACACCTCGTCGAACATCCATTGCCGGGTTTACAGATTTTTCGTAATTAGCTTGATTTGCTTTCAACTTACTCAAATCTCTCCAATCACCACCACCTCGACGTTCTACTTTTACCGTAGTTTGATAAGGTCTCATATAGAAATCTCCTTTAATTTTTTACTATTAGTATATAAATTTCTTAAAACTTTCTTGTTTCTTATCTTATTGATAACTAAATTTAAGTTTAATTTATTAGCCTCTTTATCGTTCATCTTTTTTTCTTAAGCTACCAAATAAAAAAAGAAATAGAATTTAGTTTTTCTATTTCTTTTATTCTATCTTATATTATTTAATTTCTTGTTACTTCAACAGCAGTGTAAGTAACATTAGAAGCTGAAGTTGAAATTAAATGAATCTCTCTTTGGTCTACTACTTCTTTCATCACAAAAGATTCCCCGATGTCAATCCTAAGACTACGAGCGGGACTTGCAGCAGAACCAAATTCGATAAATAAAGGGTGCATCGATAGATTTTGCACAATTAAGGAACAACGTTTATTATTCGACTTAGCTATAAGTTTGTCAGTTCCTTTTTCCAATACCCCCGAAATGTTATTGTAAGTACCACTAACATAAGGTGTATAACTTTCACTTAGAATATTTATTTCATCAATAAGATTAGTAAGTGTTCTTTCTACTGAAACTTCTTCACCACTATAGTGATTAATAACATTTTTTAGAGAATTAAGTAAAGGTAAAGTTCTCGAAAGAGAAGAACTATTACTACCTTCCCTAACAATAGAATCCGTGATGTCGAATTCTAATTCTTTTAGCACCTTGATGATAGACTCTTCCACATTAACCTCCTAATCTTACAGGGATAGAGTTGATAATAATTGGATCATTATTAATAGTATCATAATCATCCGGAGTACCGGGAATACTATCAAATAATCCAAGTTTAAGACAAAAATAAAGAATTTTCAAACTCATATATTTAATGCTTATAACTATTCAAATATACAGTAAGAGTGGCATTTGTACTTGTAGTAAGACGAAAAACACTTGAAAAACCAATACATCCTGCAATAGTTGCAAGATTTTCACTATCAACATGTTGAATAGAAGTTCCCGTACAAGTAATAGTCTTAATAGGAACCCATAGATTTACATCCTCAAGAGCATTAGGACAAACACTAAGAACTAGGTTTCCTGTATAGCCTGAGGGGTTACTAATAATGATGTAGTTTAGTGGGCCATGAATAAGAAAGATATCGTCTTCTACAGGAGTCGTACTACTAACGTAATTAAGAGTTAACCAATTATATTTTCCAATCATTATTAAGCCTCAAAAATAACGTGATACTTAGTCCAACTATTACTGCCATATAGAGGAACTCTTTCATCCAGGTCTTTTACGCTCGAAAAAGGGGAGGTTTCCCTTAACTCAGTAACTTTCTTCGCCGTCACTTTACCAATACCTTTCAAAGAGGAAATCTCTTCAATAGTTGCAGAATTAATCTTAATCTTTACTTCTTCAGGAACCATTGGAAGAGAAGTATTTAATTCTTTAGAAAGTTCAGGAATAAATTCAGTTCTTTCTGTCTTATTAAATTCCACAATATCTTTTTTCTTCAGAATCTCTACTTCGACTTCGGGTTTCTTAATATCGAGTAACTCACTTCCTTGTAGTTCTTTTGGAAGTTCATCCAAAGAATTATATTTTCCTTTCGAGTAAAAATTACCGCTTTTTGTTCTATAGTCTTTTTTCAAATAAATCATAAATAGCTCCTAAAATAAATAAGGTAGCACACACTAGGCTACCTTACAGTCTAGTTTTTACCGAATCTATTATTTGGCTTGACGAGAGAACAACAATTTCGGATCAGGTACAACAGGAAGAATAGAAGCAACACCAATAGTAGCATCTACCGGAGGATGCTTCTTAATTTCTTGGGTTACAACATAAATACCCGTTTGACCATCGTTTTCCAAAGTCGGACCCATTGCCCGTTCACCCATATTTTCACAGATGAAAACATAGCGATTGTCGTTAAGGAAACGCACTTTCGTACTCGTCTTGTTGATCAATTCATCTTGATACATTTCATCAAAACGAATAATCGGGGGAATACCACGACGATCCAAAGCAGTATCCAACATTTCAGGGCTAACCGTACCAACTTGAGTGACAGTCATCGAAGAAGCAGCATCTTTCGTAGCTTGTTGTTGAATCAGGTCATTATAGAGTTTACGGCTCATAATGATTTTATCCGGAGGGAAACCGTTCGTATCAGCAAACGTATCCACATCGTTCATCAGATCCTGAATACCATTTGCAGTAGAAAGCTGGTTCCATGCACTACCACCAGTCAAAGCAGCGGGGTAATGGTTATAGGAGATGTCGTGAGGGTTACGATAGTCGATATCGACAGTTACGCCTGTACGAGGGTCTGTACGGGAAATTTTACCCGTTTGAAGCAATTGCCAAGTAAACACATTCAGAAGTTCAACTTGAGCATTGGCAATCTGTTCAATAGTACCAAACAGATAACGAGCCAAATCATTGTTACTCCCTTTAATATATTCACCTCTCGGACCAACCATGTCCGATACTTGAATACCTTTAAGAGCAGCATTTTCCATGGCTTCTTTCATGTCCCACATCTTCTGTTCATCATAAACATATTGAAGTCCCGTCTTCAACAGTTCAGCAGAAATGGGTCGGAAAGTACCGTGTTGGGTTGCAGGAGCTTCCGTACCATAGGCAATAACAGAAGCTACTGTGTTAATACGTTCCATCACATAGGCAAGGAACTTAGGGCTGGAATAGGTTTTGAAAGGAAGATAATCATCCAACAGGTTACTACGATGAAGCAGGTTAGAGAGAGTATCCTCAATAACCATATCAGCAGCTTTAGCCTGTTGAGCCTGACTCAACCAATTAGCAATCCATGACATTATTTATTTCTCCTAGAATTAAGTTTGATAGTAAACAGTAAGTTGAGGGAATTGTTCTTTTAGAAGGTTATCCCAATAAACAAGACCCACATGGTAGACATCAGCTTCGTTATAGACACCGATATTCTGTACAAGACGGCCATCATCCAAAGAAATTGGTTGAGAGGTGAGACCATAGACGTATTCAGGACGAACACCTACAGCGGCACCAACAGGAACGTTGATAGCCAAAGTACTCGTAAATACCAGACGAGAAGCGTCAGAATCTACAGAAGCAATCGTACCAATCAAGGGATAAGTCGTAACAAAGCTCCCAGCACCGGCTGCAATAGTACCAGCGGTAGAAGTTTCAGATACAACAAGAGTAGCAGCTCCAGAAGTAAATAGGGAAATTACAGCACCAGAGACAGTAGCTCGTAGAATTTGCTGTTGAGCAAAGAGACTCTCATTGAGGTAGGTCGTAAATTCAGCAGCGACTCCAGCAGCAGTAGTCTGAGTAACGGTGAAGGTAATAAAGTTAGTATTAATCTGAACCGTCAGAGTATCTCCAGCAACCCAAGTCCCACCAATAGTAATGGTGTTCGTGGATTCTTGATGGTAGACAAGATCTCCATCTTTGAAAAGTTCCGGATGAGAGACTGCAAGAAAGGTTTGAGCCGTAGTAGCAGCAGCGGTAGTATAATCACGAGCCAAAGGACGGTCAACACCATTTACCCGTGCAAGAAATACACCGGGAGGAATGCTATATTTCCCCGTTGCATCACGGCTAATGTCATCTCTAGAAACACGCACACTAACAGTAGAGTGCATTTTATGAGATTTGAGTACCGGCTTGTTAACAACGTATGGAGTTTGGTGATTCCAATAAGCCATTTATTTTTCTCCTTATAGAAATAAATTAATTTTGTTTGTAAGCAGCAAAGATACCTTGTGCTGTGAGGTCTACATCTCGATCAGTAGAATCAGGAACGATATCTTCAAGACTTAGAGAAGAGAAGTTCAAAGGACGATACCCCGCATTGCTTGAAAGTTGACCAATAGTGTTGAACAGATTCAGAGCATAGGCGATACTTTGCAGATGAGTATAGTCATCAATCTCAGCTTCCTGAGAGGCACGAGAGAAGTTCGCAACTCGATTCGTATCATCAGTTCCAAACATCATTTGGAAAGCGATAGGAGCGAGTTTACCGTCTTCTACCAGAGCAGCACCGTAGTCAATGAGTTCATCCAAAGAAGCTTTCAATTCTTGAGCATGAGCAAATTCCATAACCTTAGAATAAGCGGCGTTGAATTGTTCATCTTCAACTTCCTCTTCTTCATACTCATAGTCATCTTCGATCTCGTACTCATCTTCTAGATCGTCTTCATACTCACCTTCTAGGTCATCCTCATACTCACCCTCGTACTCTTCTTCTTCCTCATACTCTTCATTATCATCCTCATCTTCAAGGAAATGTTCTTGAGTAGCAAGAGCAGCATTCACCAAACGTTCAAAACCTAGCTCGTCGGCTTCACCATCTTCATCAATATAAAGACCAGAGAGAATTTCAAGATCTTCTTCAGAGGGAGGAATTTCTTCAGTAAGCAAAGAAATAACATCAGCATCGCTAACATCATAGCCATTTGCTTGATAAGCCTCTACAATGTCTGCAACAGCATCATCAATATACTCGTAAGAAGCTTCCAATTTAGTCAGAAGCTCAGAAGCAAAGGGTACTTCAGCAACCGCAGTGCTAAAGTTAACCAGCCCTTCATAAGTGTTACCACTGTAAAAATTAATAGTCATATTTTCTTGTTTTTCTTCGTGTAAACGTTACAATACTACTCTGACGGGAATAGTTAGCCGGTGGTTGTGAGCCGGATGCTGCTCCTGGAGATTTCCCTCCTCCACTATTATTTATATTAGCAGGCATTTGTGCGTCCTGTTGTTGCTCCTCCTCTTTGTAAGTAAGTTCAAATAGGTTTTCAAGTTCTTTAACGAAGAAATCAATATTGTTATAGCTTTCTTCTACTGGATTCTTACCTTGTAATTCTTCTTCACCCGCTGAGTAATAAGAACTAAGAACAACCCATAAAGCCTCTGCCAATTCATAATACTTTGTCTCAAGCTGCTTTACATTTTCACTTCTTCCAAGAGCTTCTTCCATTGAAAAGATTTTGTTTCGACGATTCAAAACTTGAGACTCACGGGAAGTATAGTCATCAGCATCAGAATCAACAGCGGAAGGACGTGGGTTCATAGGGCTACTCTCAAATAACAAAATATTATCTTCTGTATAAATAGTACCACCTCGACTGAACATCAAAGATGGACCAATAATTGCAGGAATAGGAGTAGCAGAAACTTCAACAAAACATTCAGTAGCAGGGTCAATACCTGGACTTAAAGTCTTAATCCTTCCCTCTTTGATTGCCATTACAGCTTCTTTACCTTTAGCAACTAGATTATCTACAAAAACACCAACTTTACCAATTAAATGACGATATCGAGGATTAGGTAGATTATCTTCGGTAATAGTTTGACAATAAAATTCTCCTTCAATATCCCCAATATTATAAGTTTGTTCTTTCTTATGGTCTTTTTGAAAAGGAATTCGTCCACCTTTACGAATAAAATCATTAGTATTTCGCACAATATTTTCAATTCTGCTTACACTAAAATTATGTGGGCGTTTCTGACTATCTACATGGTCTCCTTCTACAAAGATTAATGCAGGACCAGATAAAATGTAATCACCAGAATTATTTTTCTTAAAATTAAGCATAACTTTTATCTTTTATTTCATATCTCTTATCATAGCAATTTGATTATCAATATCCCTTGTTACATCATTAATATACAAATTAATATTATCAGTAAAAAACTTTCTTTCATTTGTTGTTACATTAGGGCTACGAGATAACTTAGGAAAAATTCTTGAAGCATTATCTAATTCTTGCACAAAGATATCGTAATCGCTAAGAACAGAATTACCTTTAGTTCTAATTTGTTGTTCAATATAAATCTTAAGTTGTTCTAATTGTTCAACTTTTAAGTCTATATCAGCAGAAGTTAAGTTAGGACGAGATACAAATAATTCAAAATCTTCTCTTAAGCTACCTCTATATCGTAATGCTAAACCTCTAATCTGACTTTCTCGAAAGAAAAATTTAGTATAACGTTCTTTAAGCTTTTCTCTTAAGCTATTACTAAGAGGAACATTACTAGAACTAACTATATTTGGACTATCAATAGTTTTTAAGAAAGTTCTAAAACTAATAGCTCTTTGTCCAGCATTACCAATAACAGACTTAGCATCAACCTGAACAACTCTACCCCTCTTAGTTCTAATTGTAAGATTCATTTCATCTAATTCTTGATAAAGCTTATTTGCTGTATCAATTCTAGATTGGATAGGTTTAAGTTGTTTTTGTGTTAGTTGACTATTTCTATTTGATGGTAAGGGAGAACCAAATAATTTTTCTAGTTTACTAATACTTGCTTCATATTCCTTAAGTAAATTTTTTAATCTTACTTGTGTTTCTTTAGTCTTAGCTCTACTTAAATTTTGATTAAGCTGTCTTCTTTTAGCTTTAAGCTCACTAATATAATTACTAATTACAGTAGGTTCTAATTCACTATTAATTAAAGAATACTTACCATTCTGTTTAACTCGGTATAATTTATTTGCTTTATCAACAATTCTTACTTCAGTAATATTATTTGTATTAGGTAACCTTCCCTTAAAAGCTTTACTCAACATTAAGTCAATATTATCTGAGACATTTTGAATATCTCTTGCTTGATACCTTAAGACATTCGTAATAATTTGAGAAGATGTTCGATCATTAATTTGAATTAGATCTTGTAATAAAGTAACATCTAAACTTTGTCTTCCTTCTGGAGTCTTACCAGTTCGAGCTTTAATATAAGCTTCGATCTTACCTACTACTGTAGAAGCTTCTTCAATATCACTAATATTATCTTCTGTTATATCTCTTGCATTCTTAAGAATATCCTCAATTCTTTGTGCCTGTCTAGGGGAAATACTTAATGGAGGACGATCAACAACAGTAGGGTTAACAGGAAGGTCATCGTCAAAATTCCGAACAGCTTCTATTGCCGGTCTAAAACTTGGTTCTCTTAATACCGCTTCTAATTCAGGATCAAGATTTTCTGGCAGTTCTACTAATCTTTGAGAGGGGGTGGGAATATCCGTAACATCTTTTGCAGGAGGGAGTGCAAGAGGAGGGCGGGATTCAACAATATCTTCAATAGAAGATACAAGTGTATTGGGACTTACATCTGTAATCTCTTCAATCGTATCGTCAACAGCACGAGAAGAAGCTTCTACAAAATCTTGTACAAGATTATCATCTGGAACAACTCTTCTACCTCTTTGTAGAGCATCTACAGCATTATCATATAATTGCTGACCAACTCTACTCCTCGCAATAGCATATAATCCTACACCCGTAGCTAATACACTTCCCGCTGCAATCAATCTTCTACGTCTTTCCTCCTCTCTCTTTCGACGATCCCCTCGTGCTTTAATATTTAGACCTACAGCACCCATAACAACCATTGCCTGTAAGAGTCGATCATTATTAACAAGACTCTCAGGACTAATCTTATTTGCTGCGAGTTGTTCACTTAATACTTGTTGATAGGTCGAAAAGAAATTCTTCTTCTCACTTTCGAGTTCTTCTTGTGGTGGAATAGGTTCTAAATAACTACGACAATAAGGATGAACACTTGGAAGATAAAAGACTCCAATAGCAGAATTACGTTTTACTTCATCAAATGTTTTCTTTGTATTAGGAAAATAAGGATAAAGTAATCCTCTTCCTGTAGCAAAAGCTTGTATCTCTGTTAAGTTAAAGATTCTATTATTTAAGGACATACAAAAAGTAGAAGTTTTAGTATCAAAAGTACTAATCCAACGTACTTGTTTTACACCATTACGGATGAAAGCTTCAATACGACCTAAGTTATAGGAAGTTGTAAGTTCATTATTAATAATTCTTTCTAGACGATTAAAAGGATTAACAATTAGATTGTTAATATTATCTGGAGGAAAATCGTCTTTAGTTAACTTTCTACCTAATCTTTCTTCATGTACTTGTCGATAATATTTATCTAAATATAAACTTGGATTTTCTTTATTCTTTATTGCTTCTTTCCTCGCTAATCTTCTAGCTTCTTTTAATGATTCATATTGTTCAGTAATAATCGGATTAACTCCAGCATAATTATCTTTTTCCTTAGCCTTATTACGCAGTCTTTGTTTTATTTGATTAAATCCTTTAGTTGAAATATATTTTTGATTTTCACCAATAACTCCTTCCGCTACCAATTGGTTCTGTAATTCTTTATCTAAATCACTAATCTTAATTCTCTTTCGACCAATTCTTTGCTCTTTTAATTTATTTCTTGCTTCTCTAGCCTCATCACTATCACCTAAATACTCTCTAAGAGCGCTATTAAGTGTCTTCTCTTTAGCTTTAATAGCCCTTGAAATAATATCTAAAATCTCTTGTTTAGTTTTCCTTTGTTCTACATATTTTCTAATAAGACTATTATTAGTTTCGTTAAGGTCACCTATTTTATAAGAGTCATAAATTTCCTTAAGGCGATTTAATTCTGCATAAGGTTTCTTATTTTTATCTAAACCTAACCATTGTTTTCTTAGCTTACGTTCTGCTTTTTCATAAGCTAATTGTTCAGCATTTAATTGTCTTACACTAGGTTTAGTTGATACTTTAACAAACTCTCTATCAAACTTATCTGCTAACTTATTATATTTTTCTTCTTTCTCAGGATTTCTTTTACCTTCAATATCGTCAAATAATCGTTTTAGAGCAATTTTAGTTTTACCTAAATCACCTTTACTGTCTTTAGTAATTTCTGCTATTTGTGTTTTAAGGTTATCCTTAAACTCTTCTGTATAGTAATTACTTAATTCAATAGTACGAGAATCAATATAAGCTTGTACATCAGATAAACGTTCTTCTGTATTGGCAAGATAAGGATAATAAGTTTCAATATCACGAATACGTTCTCTTACATCAACATCTAAGGAATATCCCAACATTGATGTTTTACTTCTTGTATCTCTCATACCAGATTTTTTATTAAGTAAAGACTTAAGAGTAGTCTTAGTCTCTCTAGTTGGTACTCTAATTTGAGTACTTAATCTTTCTTCTTGAACAACTCTTACTACTTCATCTCTATTTCTTAACTTAAATCTTCTATTTGAATCAGGCCCGATAAGACGATTTAGAGCCTGTCTTTTTTCTTTTTTAGATAATGATGGGTTATTAAGAATTGCGTCTACTTCTTGCTCTGACCTATTCTGAGTAGGTTTAATAGCTGCTCTTGATCGTGCTTCTATTCTTTCTTCAGTAAGCCTTTCATTTGAGTCAATCTTATAACCTCTTAATTCTCTTCTTCTTTCTTTACTTTTTACTGCTTTCTCACCAGTAACTGTATAATCTTTAATTTCTCGAAAAGAAGAATCAGGCGTTGTTTGTTCTACATAAGCTTTAACAATCTTACGATTCTCAGGACTTAAATTATCGTAGTACCTTAACTTATCTTTTTTAGTCTTTAGTTGATCAAATCTTTGCAATACTTGATTTGGGTTTTCATAATCTACAAGAGACCCTCTAGATAAAGTACCCTCTAATATCTTATCTACTTCTTGTAATTCTTTAGCTTTTGATTTTCGATAATTTCTTTTAGCCAGTGCTTGTTTTAATAAAGCATTATCACTTCCTACAGCTTGAAGTTGTTCTAATTTAGAAGAATTATCATAAGCATTTAATATTGCTCTTTCATCTTTAGTTAATGTAGATTGACGTAAGTCTTTAATAATTTCTATTTTTCTTAATCGTGCATTCTCTTCTCTACTTGCAAATTCAATAACAGATGAAGAAGAACTATATTCTATATTTTTCTTTCGATCATAAAACAAACCTTCATGTAACCCTTCTAACCACAAAACTTTTAATGCAGGAGCTACTATCTTTCCTACATTAAGGTCTTTACCATTGCTATTAATAATTAAATCTTGAATTTGTTTCTTAATACCTTCAAAATAACGAGATGTAAGAGAGATGAATAAAGATTCTACATTTTTAGAACTTATTGTACTCTGTTTCTTTCGTCCAAATTTAATAGTCTCTATTTTGTGGTTGTCAGATAAAAGATTTGACATAGATGTTGACTTTTATAGAAGTTCCCACATATAATAGCATAGTAATTAATGGAGACTACATAATGTACAACTTAAACAAGGCTGATCTAGGTTCTTTTCTGCAAGGATTGATGGCTGATGCAGGTATCAAGTGTTCTAAGGAACGTGCAACGGCAATGATTAGTGAACTATTCAATTATCTTTCTAGTTCTGTAGCTAATGGTTATCGAGTTTCTATCCATCAATTTGGTGTATTTGAACCTCGTTTCCGTAAAGCTTCTTTCCGTAACAATCCTCAAGATCCTACTGGTACTGTACGCATTCCTGTTAAAGAACGCTATGTCCCTGTATTCCGTCCTTACACCTACTTTAAGGAAGCAGTTAATACCTATGATGGTGAACCTCCTTATGGTGCTACTGAGGAACAGAAATGTCCTACTGGTGAATGTACTGTTGAATAAATCTAAAACTGAAGCTCTCTAGATAAAAAACAAAAACCTCTTTCTATAATGAGAGAGGTTTTTTATTACCTATACTGAAATACCTTATACAGGTTTTATTTGGATCTTATATAAGTTGTCGTCTCTGACTTGTCTTAGGTTTACGTCTACCCCAACCAAATCCTCTTTTAGGTGTATATCCGGCATTAATATTCCTTCCAGAAGAAGCAACATTTCTTCCACCAGATTGTTTCTGTTGGATACCCGCAAACATACGAGCTTCTTCACGAGACTTAAAGGTTTGTCTACGTTGCCCAATGATATTCTTATTCAGATTCTGATTACCAAAATCTCTACCCATACTATTCTTTGGAGAAATAGCTTTATTTCTTCCGGCATTCATCTTTGGATTCATCGGCTTTGGATTGGCAAAATTACCTTTACCACCTACCTTAGAAGTTGCTCGTTTAATACCACGAGCAAGACCTCCAAAACCAAATTCAATATAACCTGTATTCATTTAATTTATTGTCCTTTTCTTCTAATTTCATAACGATCAGTAAGGCGTTTAATACCTCGACGAGCAAGTTCAACACCTCCTACACCGGCAAGACCAATGGCACCGTATTTAGAGAGTTTTTTACCCGTCTTAAGTCCTTGTATTTTATTTTCTTGTTTAATTACAGAATCTCTCAATCCTTTATAAGCTTTCTGTTCTTGTTCAAGTTTAGGAGTTAATTCCCTAATACTCCTTTTAGAGGACTTAATAAATTCAGGCAAGCCAGGGAGTTTACCCTTTCTTCTTTCTAAATCCATCCCTTCAATATCACGCATTTGACCAATTGTTTTAGCTTTATTTTTAGCATAATCTAAGTCTATTTTAGCTTTGCGTAATTTCTCTTCCACGTCAAGAACATCAAGATCTTTTTTAGACCTTTTGGCCTCTAAGTCTTGATATTTACGTTCTTGTCCAGGGATAGCTCTTTTAATCCCATAACTTGTAGCCCCTAATCCAGCAGCACCAATAGCACTACCTTCAGCAATAAGATTACGCTTTTTCCTTGGCTGTTTATCTTTTGCACCGGGAGTCCTTGCAAACTCCATCAATAATGTAAACATTTAGTTTAATCCTCTAATAATAAAATTGTTTAATTCAGGTGAGAAGATAAGAAATTCTTCGATCTTAAATAGATTTTCCTTAATTCCCTCTTTCCATAACTTAATATGGAGATCAAGTAGAAACTTACCTCTTGCACATCCGTTATTTTCTTTTATAAGATTCTTATTTATTCCCCTACTTTCATATTCATAATAAAGTTTATTTGCTTCTAAACTAAAATCCCATTTGATAGAAGAACAAAAATCAAATACTTCTACAGCTTCTTTATAAAGGGGTAGTACCTTAGCCTCCCATCTTTTACTAACTTTCATAATTACATAACCCTTTCTACACGTAAGTCTTGTTCAGGGTACCAATATATCTTATAACTACCTGTATCATCTCCCTTATTAACAGGGGGTTTGCCTTTTAATCCTCTGTACTCACCTTTACCCTTTAGCTTATCAACTAAAGTGTCCATGAGTTTTGGTCCATAACTAAAAGTATCTAAAAAGTCATATGCAGACTCTACTGTTTCAGAATCTAGTCCTCTTTTTACACTATAAAAATCTTTAAGAAGTAAATTAGACAACTTTTGTAGATTAGTATCACCACTAGCACGGTCTGAATAATTTAATTTTGTAATGGTATTAAAGTCCCTTCTTACTGTTTCAAGCAGTTCTTTACTAGGTTTATATGGTCCAGATTGTAAAATTTCAGATAGTGTATCACTAATATCATCATCAAAGTCAAGCAGCTTGAGGTCAGAGTTAATTTCTAAAAGTTGGTAAACTGTTGACTCACCTTTACCTTGGGACAAATTAAGATCTTTATATTTTTTAGCTACGTCTAATTCAGAAGTTGTGTAAAGACCAGAACCCAACAAATTACCCTTTCTTCTATAGTTTGGATCAAATTTAGAAATTATAGCAGGTGACCCATGAAAATAGGCTCCAGGTGCTATAGGAAATATTTCGTCATTTACTATAGTAGGGCTAATAATATCAGGTCTTTTAGGTTTTGCTGGAGAGAGTAATAGTGGTTGTGAACCCTGGGCTTTATCCCTATTCACTAATGTACTAAATGGTGCTAAAGGTTCATCCCATATATCAGGCTCTCTTACTTTTTTAGGCTTAACTTTAGTTTGTGTAATACCCTCACCTTTTCTGAGAACATCAACAACAGAGTTAGCTTCATCAGCATTAGCTTTTGCCTGTTTCTCTAACCATTCTGTAGGATTATTACTATCAAACTTACCTGTTTTCTTAATAGTATGTTTCCTTCGGACCATTAATAAAGCAGCTCCTACAATAGCCCCACCTCCAAGTAGAGTTCCCGCAGCTTCTACATACTTACGTCGATGTTTTTTTACTTTTACCGGGCCATTCTTACCTCTACGGACATAACTGTCTACATCAGTCTTTGCAAATTTTATTAGTTCTATAAAGCCTATATTCATTCAAATATCCTCACATTTCGATCATTCTTCATAAAACCCATAATCTGTTTTGTTGCTATATTGGTCCTAGTATTTCCCACTAATCCGCTATTAGTTCTATAAAACTCTCTATTCTGCATTTCTTTCATCAATTGTTCTGTAGCTTCAAAACTGATTCCTTTTACAAGTCCCTTATTTTCAACCCACATCAACATTAATATTGTTGCGTCTACTTGATCATTATTTGCAGAAGCAGGGAAGGTAGTTAATTCTTGTACATATTCAGTAATCCAAGGATTAATAGTCTCACTTGGAAGCCAAATACGATGAGATTCAAATACAGGTAGATAGGCAGTTGTACGCAATAGCTTTCCGTTATTCTTATTTCCTCCAAGATTAAAGTCTTTTGGCTTTACCCCGATCACATTATAAGAAGGAAGCTCTTTCTTAATAGTATCAATTAATCCACCACCAGCAGCCATTTCTTCAATCAAGTTATACCTAATTTCAGGATATAACCTCATCATTCTCTTAATAGCATCAATCTGTTGAGTAAAACTCCATTTATCTCTCATTTGGTAAAGAAGATAATACTTACCATCTTTTCCTACACCCCATACTTGCCCTACACAATAACTATTATTCTCTCCTTGTATCTCTTCACCAAAGTTAAAATCCCAAGAACAAATAAGATAATGAAATAAGCTGGTAAAAGCATATTTACTAATAGGCACAGCATAGTATCGAAAGAAAGAGTCTTTAATTAAACCTCCTCCAATAGGTGCGGGTCTTTGTTGAAATTGAGCCGCTGTTCCATATTCTCCAAGCTTCTTCTCCTGGATTCTTACCTTTACTTCATCCATATACTTGGGACATAGAAGTTCTCCTTCTTTCGTCCGAGGGTCCATGAACTTTAATGGTGTACGAGTAAAATACTTTGGTTTCTTCTCATATCTCATTGGAAGACAAAGATGATACCAATCTTCTTCTAATGCATCTTCTTTCAAAATATGCTCAACTAAGTCCATCTCACTGAGCCTTTGCATAATAATAAGTCTTACAGCATCAGGGCCATTAGCACGAGTACTCATCGTATATTTCCACCAATCAATTACTTTCTGACAGGAAAGCTTACTAAAGGCTTCACTTGCTTTTAATGGGTCATCCACAATAAGACAGGTATAACCTTCACCTAACTGTTTACCCGCACCAATAGTAGAGGCCATACGATAACCTCCAAGATTATTCTCATATCGTCCCTTCTGGTTTACATCTTTCTTTAATGAAAACCTATCTCCCCAAGCATTCTGATACCAATCATTCATAATTACTTGACGAGACCGAAGAGAATCACGAAGAACAAGTTCATCACTATATGAAGTAGTCATAAATTGTTCTCTTGGGTTATCAATCCAGGTCCATGTAGGAAATGAGATGGAACAGATAGTAGACTTAGCCATCCGAGGTGGAAGATTAATAATTAAGTTCTTTATCTCTCGTTGACTTAAAGCTTGTAAGTGGTCACATATCGCCCCAATATGCCAATTATCTATAAAAGGTTGAGGTACATGAATATTCCAACTTAACTTGTGATACTCATATAAGCTTTTCTCTGCTTTTTCATAATCAATCAGAGACTGAATTCTTTTCTTCTCTGCTTCAATCTGACGTTTATATTCTTTTAAGTCTTCAAGTTGTACCCGACGTTCAAACTCTTCTTTTCGTTGTTTCTTCGTACTTGCCATATAGATATTAATTTAATCTTTTAATCTTTCAATCTTTCAATAGCAACATTATAGAATCTTTCATCTTTCTCAATACCAATAAAGCTCCTATTTAGTTCTTTCGCTGCTAATAAAGTACTTCCACTTCCCATACAAAAATCTAATACCATATCTTCTTTCTTTGTATATGTATTCACTAAATATTTCATTAGGTCTAAAGGTTTTTGACTTGGATGAAGTTTTCTTTCGTTATTGTTTTTATTGAAGTATAAAGTTGTATTTGGGTAGCGAGTACCATCTATACTTTCAGTCCTATGTTTACCTTGTCCTCCATAGATATTACTTTGAGCATTCTTATCTGTCTTATCTCTTACATAAGGTTCAAATCCTTCTCTTTTCTGAATATTATAAGTAGGATTAGGTTTCTTACTAAACACTAAGATATCCTCTGTATTTCTTAAAGGTTGTTTCTTTGCATTAAGAAAATTACTACTTACATTCTTTACCCATATCCATTCATATCGATAGTACGAAAGAAAAGATGAGATAAGGAAAGAGGTGAATGGTTGATAAGCGAATAAAACTATAGGAGATTTAGGTTTATTCACTCGGAGAAGTTCTGTAAATACCTCATTCCAATTTAATTCCTTATCCCATTGTGCTTTAGTAATTGAATAAGGTGGATCACATATCGTTGCATCAATACTAGAAGATTCTAAAGTTTTAAGAATATCAAGACAGTCAGAATTATATAAGTTCATTTTCTATAGTAATAAGAAACCCCTCTAATCTGTGAGGGGTGTTGTCGTTTCTATTATATTAGATAAAGATATTTACTAAATAGCCTACATCATAGTTTTTACTTAACCCAATAAGTTCATTAATAGCAAGATGCAATTGTCTTTTTCCCATGTACGAAAGAAAATTACTTAATTTACTATCATCTAAATCTAATTTAGGTAAGCCCGTATTTCTTTCAACACGATTAAGAAATCTAATTATACCCTTAATACTATCTGTATTCCATTTAATTTCTTGACTTAATGGACAAAGAAATAAGATATATAGTCTAAGTACTTCAGGACTATATTGATTAAGTAAATCTAAGGGGTTAATACCGTTAAATTTAGATTTTGACATCTTCTGATATGAGATGACTATATTAGTTTTATCTTCTAAATATTCATACTCTTTTTCAGATAAGTATTCCCCTGTCTTACTATTCTGATAAGTCTTACCAAGAATCATTCCTTGACATAGAAGTTCTCTAAAAGGTTCTTTATAAGAAGAATATCCAAATTGATAAAGAATATGTTGAATAGCTCTTGCATATACTAAATGACCCGTAGCATGTTCACTACCACCAACATAGATATCTACAGGAGAATCTTGTACATATTTCCAATACCAAGAACTATCTACAAAGGTATCCAGAGTAAGACTATCTTTATCTTGTAATTCTTCAGGAAAAGGACATCCCCATAGTCTTTGTCTACTAATACACCAATCCTCTAGTTTTAGTAACCAATTAAGTTGCCGTGTTTTAATTTCTTTCGGCCAATTAAGGTTATCTAAACCTTTAATTAACTCATCTTTAACATAAGTAGTTCTAATAAACCAACTATCAATATTACGTCTCTGAGCTTTACTTCCAGATCTCCAACTATATCCCTCTTTATCCACTTGTTCATTAGCGAGTACAGTCTTATCTACATCATCCCACCATACTTCTTTATTTGCCTTATAAAGAAGGTTATGTTTATAGAGAAGACTAATTAGTTGTTGAGTTCTTTCTACATATTCTGGATCTGTAGTAGCAAAGATATGGTCGGTATTGGAGAAAGTAAACTTACAAGATTCTAACTGATTCGTCATCTCTTTAATATTCTGCTTAGTCCAATCTTCTGCTAAGATGTTATATTTTTTAGCCGCATTCTCAGCAGGAAGCCCAAAAGCATCAAAACCTAAAGGATGAATAGCATTATTACCTTTTAGCAATTCATACTTATATAAAGCATTACTAATACTGTAATTTCGGATATGTCCAAGATGTAGGCTACCACTTGGATAAGGGAACATCGAAAGAATGTATTTATTCATAATCAAACTTTATCTTTTACATATATTTCTAAATTGTTATGAAACTCATAAGATACAAGTCGAAAGTCCCTCATAAGATTAAAATCATAACAAACTACAGGAATCTGTACATCTTTCTTATGAAGTAAAAGATTTACTTTATTCAAATCAGTTTCCTCTGTTTGAGAAATAAGCTTAACGTTAGCTGTATCCGTAAGATTAATCTCTTTAACAGTAAAATCGTATTCTGTAATATATTTCTCCTTAGGTGTACAAAGGCTTATATTTTTTCGCATCTTTATATAAAAGATGGTTTTTTCACTAATAGAGGACTTACAGTCACTAGACTTCTTACTAATATCGTTCTTATATTCAATACTCTTTCTTTTTACTTCACCCAAAAATACTTTAATCTCTTGATTAAATTCAAAATAACACTCTACAGGAATATCTAAAAAAGAGAGTTTAATCTCGCCGTAACCTGCTAAGACCGTAGTTGTAAAAGGATTATTCATAGAGACATTTATTATTGGTTGACTTAGTATATCAATAGAGCTAAAATAAATCAAGTAATAACCGATTTAAGTCCATGACCAATAGAGAAAAAATTTTATTACACTTTCTTAAACTAGGTCTACCCTCTCCTACTATTAGCTTAGATTCTTACGGGAATCTTAATCTACAGTGGGATTTTGATAAGGTGAATGTATTGACTGTCTCAATTAGTGAAGAAGGAAATACGAATTATCATTGCTTAGCTAATGGAAAAATTATTGATAGTGCGGATATAAGTCTGATATATAAAGAGTTATTTACGTAGAGCATATTAGCAAAACTAGAGAGATATCAATGAAGAGATGTAATTCTTATTATCCCTGGTTTAGGGGGTTTACTAAAAGATATTGGGATACTGTCCGACTAAAAGTGGTATTATAGGGATGATTTTAATTACTAGGTAATAGAACAATAATGACAATGAATACAACGATTACTAATACCACAGACTCTAATACAATTATTAACTTCTCTGATGGCTCTACTTTATCTGTAGATGATAATTGGTATCCTATTAAATTTACATTTGATGAAGATGCAGGGAATAAGGTAGAACTCTATAAAGAGATGAATGTTGGTATAGATACTCCTAACATCTCTGTTGTTTATGAGGAAGACCTTGATTCTCCTTCTTATGTTTTTTCTTTCGACCCTTCTCATACTCCTCTTGAACGTATGATATCTTTAGTTAGTTATGCGTCGAAAGAGAAGTTGACTATTAAAGGATTGTTAGAATTTGAGTTAGGAGACCAAATTAAGTTTGATATTTATCCGGCTATTAAGTATTTTGTAGATTAGATAAAACATAGGCTAAAACTAAATAACCTATATACATCTAAGGTATATAGGTTTTATTTTACTTTTTAAGCTTTATATTTTCATTATTCATCCTCTCTCGAATGTACCCTTTTACCCTCTTACCTTTATAATTAACATTTATTACTTTTGTTTTTATATAAGTCTGAATATCTTTAGCTTTAGCTTTCTTATCTAATTTTAATTTTATATAAATGTCCTGCATTAAATCTTTAATTTCTTCATTACTATATGTGGTATCGAAAGAAAAAGTCTTTTCAACCAATGCTTTTACTAAGTCATTTGATTTAATAAAGTCTATTTCTTTTCTTAATTTAGAAGAGTTATACCCTAAAGCTTTAATTTTCTTTTCATCTAAATACTTAATAGCTTCAAGTATTAAAGGGTAATTCTTGTTTAGAGTCTCAATGTCAAATTTATCAGGAGATATTAAGTATTCTTTTAGTGTATTACTAAAGTTTCTATAAGTTATCTCTTCTAATTCAGGTAAATCTGAAATAGAAAAATTGTTATCTTCATAAGCTTTTAATAGTGATAAACCATTCTGATAGACTTTAATTACCGTTTCATAAATTCTTTTTTCTAAAAGAAGCATTAATTCGTCAAAAATAAGTGTGTTGTTAATCTTCTTTAGATAATAGCTAGGGTTATTATTAAATTCTTTATGAATAATATTCTTTTGTCTATTATCCGTTTTCGTATATAAATCAAGAACTGAATTACTATTAAGAATTTTCTCTTCAATTAACTTTTCTTTTTGTTCTTCATTGATAAGAAGTGGATTTGATTGATATATGTGATATACGAAGTTACGAAAAGGGTTAGTTAGTGTTCTAATACGTCCTGCAATTTGATAAATATCGGTATCAATAGTAAGTAGGGTTGTTAAAGCTTTATCTGTAGAGACAATATAACTAATACCTGTCTCACTGTAGAAGTCACAACCTTTGAATGCAGTAGATGTTATAAAGTTAAATTTTCTTGGGTTCTTATTTAAGTCTGATGTTGTACTAATGTCATAAATATCTAATTTATTTTCATTAGCTTTTGTATTGCTACAAATAATATGAACTTCAGAAAATAATAATTCTGCTTTTTCTACAATATCTTTAATAGTTTTAACAGAATTAACAAAAAAGAAAGCTTGTTCTGATTTAACACCATTAATAATAATTTGGTTATTCTTGTACTTATTAATAATATTGACAATGGCATTTATAGGTTTAGAAGTGAAATGACTTTTAACTTCTACCTTTACTAATTCTTTTTCCGGCCATTTAATTTGCATATATTGAACATCTTTTAATAAATCCGGTAAATATTCTTTCGGTATAGGTGTAGCACTAATAAAAGTTATTTCATTAATACGACTTTTAATAATGTCAAATAGACTATTAATAGCTTTATTACGATAGCTATAAGCATCTAGGAGTTCACTAAATTCATCAATAATAATGCGAAAAGAATCTAGATGATTGGATAGACGAGGAAGAGAATCATAGGTGACTAAGATTTTACTTTGACCTTCATATTGGTTTATATATGAATCAATCATTTCTTTCGTAGTATCTTTGTAAACACCTAAAACAGGTAGATTGCGTCTTTCATTTGGATATTGTTCGACTTTATTTTTTACCATCTCTACTGTAGGAACACAGAGGATTATTGGTTCATTGTTTTCTAGAGCAAAGGATGTCGCTCCACAACCACAGGCTCCTTTAGAGATAATGCCATAAGGGAGTGAATCAAAGAAATCTGAATAGTACATAAAGTTAAATTATTAGGGTACATTCCTATTATACAGCCAAGTGAGAAATTTTTTGGAAAATTATAGCATTATATAAAAAAAAAAAAATCTCAAATATAAAAAAATTACTCATCTTGAATAAAATGAGACATGACATAATCAGAATGACTGTTATTAATGTCTGGGTATGTCTAAGAGTTTATTGATTCAATTTATTGATAGCTGTGATGATGCTATCTTACTTCTAAAAAAAGAAACTATTACGAAAGAGGATTTATATATAAAAGATACTGAAGATTTATTAGATATTAAAGATATAGGAGTAAAAGAAGATTTTTATATTAAAGATGAAGACATAGATATGAATAATCAACATCTTAAGAGTATAGATATAAATAATCAATATCTTAAGAATATAGGTATAAATAATCAATATCCTAAAGATAGTAATAAGTATCTTGATGTTAATAATTTGGATAGAATCTACCGATACAAGGTAGTCTATACGAATCCTGTCTATAAATCTAATTTTCTCAATAGTTTTAATCAAAAACTAAATACATCTTTCAATCCTTTTATCTTTTCTACTTCTGATACTGAGAGCTTAAATAAGTTAGCTTTAAGTACTATTAATCGTCATATTATTCATATGGAGATGAATATTGATATTGATATTAAGAGAAAAGAGAATAAAGATATAACGAAAGATAAGGACGTTAAAAATAAAGATAAAGAGGGAAAATCAAAGAAGGTTATTTATATCCATGGGTATCCAATTAATTCTCTCTATTATGTCTATCGTTTTCGCGATATTACTGAACAATATTTGATAAGAAGTGAGATTGAGAAGAATAGAAAACTATTAGAGGGGGTATTTGAGAATAGTTTTAGTGCTTTATGCATTATTTCTTTCGACGGAAAGATTATTAAGTTTAATCGAAGATTTTATAGTCATCTTCTTACAAATTATGAATTTAATTTCACCAATGTCACTAAGGGATATATTTATGAGCTTCCCTGTTTTAATAATGAGGAAAAAGATTTATTAAAGACTTTTCTTAGTAGCACGAAAGAGAGGGGCTGTAGAGTTGGAAATTTTTATCTAACACCCTATATTAGTGAATCCTCCTCTTATATTCTTACTGAATTAAGAACGTNNGGAAAGAGGATGATTATAGGGAGAAAGATAAACTTATGTCTAATTGTCTTACTAAGGATGAGTTTACGATGTTGGGTCGGATGAGGGATGACCAATATCAAGGGTTAGTCGGTAACTTGGAATCTGATGTCATACGTCTTCAACAGTCGGTGTTTGAGGGTCCAGAGAGTGTCATGGTACGCTTAAACAGTCTTGGTAGGGATATCCAGGGTCTTAACGATAAGTTAGCTTCTATCGAGTCTTCCTTATCCCCATTGAATGATTTCTTTGGTTTTGTAAACACTCTGCGAAGTTTAGATTGGAAATGGGTTGGAGGAGTCCTCTTAGTAGGTTCTATTGCGGTATCTCAAATCGTTCAAATTGAATTTGTAAGAGATATGATTTTTAGGATTTTATATACGAATGAAACTATAGAAATAGAGATAGGAGAATGAGGAAAGTATTGAGATAGAAATAAGAGGGTGATGAAACCATAGAAATCGAGATAGGAGAATAAGAATGTTATCGCCTAAATAAATTCTTTAATGATAAAAAAGATACCTTTGTAGGGTATCTTTCTTTTTGTCTTATTTTATATATCTGTATTTCATATATCTCTATGTTTCCTCAATCGTTCGTATTGTCTTTTCTAGATCTTTTTCTTTTCTTTCGAGGGCTTCAAGCTGTTTTTCAGGAGGAATTTCTTTTCCTTCTACATCTACGATAAGACTGTATGAAGGAGGAAGAGATTTGTTTGAAGTTGATGTATTTGATTGACTTAAAAGTTCTTTTCTAAGTTCTTTATATACACTTGCCATATCTGTAGGCTCGTTATTACTAAGACGCATCAATTTCTGACATTTCTCCAATACATCGGTAATGGATTTAAGTTCTTGGGGTGTAACTCCTACTTTGAGATTTCCATCATCATCTTCTATGGGATTTAGAGCTTGAAGTAGATAGATGTCGATAACCTGGTGTACTTTTTTAAGTTTATCCACAGTCATTGCATCTAATTGAGCGGATTCACTTAAGAAAGCTCCTAATTGCCAATCTACAATCTTGTTTCGCGCCTTAGCCCTAAAGGCTGCTCTTCGTCTTCCCCAAAACTCTTCCATTGACTTGGTTTGTAGATAACCAAGATTCATACCATATTTAGCCGCAATTTCCTTATGCGTAGGATATGAATGTTTCCTTCTTCCAGTCTTGGGGTCAATAGAGATGATTCCCATGACATACTCATTTCGGATATTGTCCCAATCGTATTTTTTCATATAAAAAATTATAGGTAATGTTCATATTAGCCTAACACGAATGAAACATAGAGAAGTAGAGGGAAGATTTGTTTGATTAAGAGTGAGGGGTTTCTTTGGTGATGGTGTTTGGGGTTGTGTGGGGTAGAGACCCTCGCATATACCTACGCAAAATCGCTTAAGATGACCTAAAATAGGCTATTTTACGCATCTTCTATCATTACATCTTATCACTGTTATACTTTGGGCATGGAACAGAGAGGACCTAGACAATTGAATATATCTGAAAGCACGGATCCGACAGTCACTCCCACTATTTTTTGGGGCGGATCGTGAGGGTGAAATGATGTAAACCCTAGTAGATCACTTGTGACTCTGACGTAAGGATATTAGGAAGCGTTAATCATTTTGGGATTATCCCCCAGTTTATATGATTGCTGAGCTATCCCCAGGGTAAAGGTTACAAGGTTAGGTTAAGGTTATCATGTGACTTCACATAGTGCTTAGTCTGGCAAACTCCCTAGGCAACCAATTTATTGGCTCTCCCTATAGTTTGTAAGATGTTGAAAACCGCTACAGGGTTTACCTAGAGCGTTCTGTTCTACCCTTATTGGCAGTATGCAGTCATGATAAGGGTAGGTCTTGAGGGTGTAAGGTCTACTACCACAATCAACCAAGGTAGGAAGCTATGCAAAGACACTCCCAACAACGTAAACGCAGTAAAAATCTAGGGGTCATCCCCCTACAGCCTCAGACTAAGATCCAAATAGAAATTGAGGCACGTTGGTATAGACTAAATAACCAACGTTGGTTAAAAGTCGAGTACAACCCTATAACAGGAAAGATCCGGTCCCCCTATGGGATCTGGCAGTACCCTGTTAAGGGTGCGGAACTGGTTAAGGTTAAACCTAGTCAGCAGACTGTGACAACTAACCAAGCGACGGTCCCCCATTCAACTCGTTTAGCAATAACTAAACCTGACGTTGAAAAACCGTCGAAAAAAATCTCAACTAAGGAATTTCTGGAGCAAAAAGCTTTGGAAAGACAGTTGAAAGCGATAGAGAAGCACAATATCTACGTCCAGAGAAATCTACGTCAACAGTAGAACTACCCCCTCAAGATATAAAGAACGTTCTACTAAGCCCTGTAGCGGGGTTGTTAGGGTGTGTGCAGTACATCAACAAGTTTTTAAGCTTGTTGGCTTAATCCATCCTTAATTGGATGGTTTTCTGTAGCCTAGTGTTTATCTTTAGGTTACACAAACCATTCACCACTGCACACTGTATTATGAGATTACAACGTAAGCAGTTCCCCCAAAAGGGTGCATTCTCAATCAAAGAGACCAGGGAATTTCTCGCCCCGATTTATCTTTTAATAAAA